GGATTGTCGCAGCGACCAAATTGCCGGCGAAGTCATATTGGTCTTCCTTGTAGGTGTTCGGCGGTCCGAACGTCGACGGGCTGCCGTCATACCCGCCATAGGTCGACAGGAAAATGCTCGATCCGTCATAGCGCACCCCCGCGACCCCGCTCAATGGATAAGATGCGATCGGCGCCAGCGCCGGCCAGGTATTGATCCGCTGTAGCTTTCCCTGGTTCGACGCGATGATCTCGAAGGTCAGGTTCGGGATCCGGTTGTAGTAGGGCGTCATGTCCAGATCGGTGAACACGACGTAAGCGATCCCGCGGTGCGCCGGCGCATTGCCGGCGCCGACGTCCGCCTCGATGGTGGGATCGACGTCCTGCGCTTCCGTGCCGAGGTAGATCGTCATCGGCAGCGGCGTCAGGTTCGGATCGGTGCCGCCGCCGCTCCAGATCAACCGGTTGTCGCCCCAGATCCGCGTGATACCGACAATCGGCCCTTCGCATAGCGCCACGGCGAAGCTGCAGGTGTAGGTGAAATTGCTGACAGTCGGCCCGCCCTTGCCGCCGGATTTGTTTTCATGCTCGACGAGGTCTGTCTGCCAGATTACGTTGCCCGCCGCCCGCACCGTCCCATACAGCACCGGCAGCGTCGCGCCATAGCTCGAGGTATGCAGTTTGAGATCGTCGAGGCGCGGCCCCTGGACGCCTTTCTTCGGCTCCAGTGCGTTGCCCAGTGCCGCACCCACACTCCAGCCGATGGATGCGCCCACAGGCCCGCCGATGAGCCCGCCGAGCCATGCGCCGGCGACGCCGAGGACGAGCGAGGCCATTACTCGATCCCCCGGAATTTCCAAGCGCTGATCACGCGCTTCCACCAGACGGCGTCGATGCGATGCTCGGCGACGACGCCGGCGGCCGACAGCGCATGGATCATCATGTTCGGCGCTGAGATCAGCCCGAAATGCTGCGGCTCGCGCAGGAAGCGCATGACGAGGATGTCTCCCGGCAGCGCATCCCGGCGATCGATCGGATCGAGAAACCGCGTGCAGGCCTCGCCCAATATCTTCGGGTCAGGCTCTGGCGCGTAGGTATGCAGCGTCGGATCGTCGGCCCACTGTTGCGCGCCGGGAATGCCGCAGGCGAGCGCCACGCCGCCGACCAGGCCGATGCAGTCGCAGCCGATGCCGCGCAATGCCGCCTGATGCTGGTAACGCGTGCCGACCCAGCGCCGCGCCTCGTCGATGATCTGCGCTCGCGAGATCATTGCGAGCGTCCCACTTGGACGAGCTTGTCGATCCCCGGCAGATAGGGCTCGCCGCGGAAGTTGACCACATTGGTGAACTTGGTCTTGCAGGTCGCGAAGGCTTTGTCACAGCCCGCCTTGAGGCTGTAGGTGTCGCCGATCGCCGGCTGGTAGGGCATCGGCAGATACAACGTGAGCTGGCCCGGGACGTAGGACTTGATCTCCATCGACAGGCCGTTGTTGAGCCCGCTGGTGAAGGTGATCAGCCCATAGTCGAAATAACCGCTGTCGGCACCGAGCGCCGTGACCATCCCGCCGGAACTGTAGGGCGGATAGGTCGTCGTGTTGGTCGTGTCGATCCCGAGCTGGAACGTGTAGGGCGAGGCGCTGGTCGGGTTGCGCGCCAGGGTGACGGTGTTGATCAATGTCGGCCCGAGGACGCCGGCAATCGTTATGGCCTGGCCGTTGGCGAGCGCCAGGTTGTTGTTGGCGAGCGTTACCACCCCGGGGTTCGCGTTGGTGACGCCGGTGACTGTCACGCCGCCGGTCGGCCCGGCCTCGGCGCGCGACGTATCGTAGAGCGTGACGTTGTCCGGATTGACGCCGGTCAGCGTCCCGGTGACCGTGAACGGCGCCATAACGACGGTGCAGCGCGCATCGCCCAGGTCGGCCCGGCAGGATGGCGAATAGAGCTGCCCGATGGTGTTGGTGTAGGCCTGCATCAGTCCGCGCAGCTCGGCGCGGAAGACGCCGCGCTCGACGGTGACCTGGCCGAGCGTCCCGACGCGCTCATAGAGCGGTCCCATCGCGCTCGAGAGGTCGGCCCAATTGCACAGGAAAATGACGATCTTCGCGTTGTCCCACAGCCCGGCATGCAGATCCGCCTCGACGATGGAGGGGCTGGTCAATATGCCATGGACCTCCATGTTGTCGACGTTGAGCGCGCCGGTGGTCTGGATGTCGGTCGCCGAGTATCCGGAGGCTGCGAGGTAGGTGCCGTTCAGTGCGGCATCGTTTCCCGTCCAGCCGGAGATCACGATGTCTGCGTCGTGGTCCGTGAAGCGCTTGATCGTGCCGTTGGTGAGCGCGACCTTCCAGCAGGTGGCGAGCGTCTGGTACGGCTGCGCCAGGTGCGTCGACAGGGCCGAGCTGACCGTTCTCACAGGCGCAACTCCACCAGGGTAATCGACGACCAGCCCATGACGAAGGCCGCGCCTTCCTTGACGATGATCTCGGCCTTCATCTCGTCGATGTCGAAGCGGCAGGGAACATCGAACTCTCCAGACCAGGCCGTCGGCGTGCCGCTGGCCACGGTGACGATGCCGGTCGTATAGTCGACCGAAGGCGAGACGCCGCCGACGACCGCCACGGTGCCCGTAACCGGTTTCACGATTTTCCGGCTATCTGTCTGCGCCCCGGTCACATAGGCGCGATACATCTGGAAGGTCGTTGAGGTGAGCTGGACGAAGGTGCCGACCGAATTCGTCACCGCAAAATCGGAGTGGTCCTTAAAACGGAAGCCATGCAGGCGGCCGCGCATCGCCCGATAAAAGTCGCGCAGCACCGCGTAGTCGGTGGCGTGGCGCGCGGCGTGCGAGACGTCGAACGTGCAAAGCGCCTGCGCCCAGCTCTGATTCCGATACTCCTGGCCGGCGCCGGTACGCACGACGTCCGTCGACCAGACCGGTCCCCCGGTCGCGCCATAGGAGATCCCGTCGGGGAAGCGCGGCGTCTCGATAAAGCTCATCCGTTCCTCGACATCGCTCGAGATACCGCGGCGCCGGTGCGCTGCGCGATCTGGTCAGCGGAGGCGCCCGAGGTCGATTGCGGCACGTTGACATTGATCACGATGCTTTGCCCCCGATAACCAGACGCACTCGAGATCGGCACGATCGTGCCAACACCGCGCGGGACAAAGAGTTCCGGGCCTTTCTCGCCAACCAAGGAGACCTTACCCAGCGGAGGCATACCGCCGCCCGCTAACCCACCGCCAAAAATGTCTTTTAGGATCGCACCAAAATCGAAGCCGCCGCTGCTCGAGGAGCCGCCGAAGAGCTTCGAGAATAGATCGCCGATGCCCCCGGATCCTCCGAAAATCTTCTCCGCGATATTCTGAGCGGCGATACGGCTGATCGCCGCGACAATGCTTTTTTCCATGCTAAGAAAGGCATCCTTGACGCTCTTGGTGCCGGTGACGATCTCAGTCAAACCATCGGTGAAGGCGCTGACGAAGACATCATTAAACTTCTTCGCCACGAGATCGCCGGTGGCCGCCAACTTCTCGATTTCCACCCGCAGCGTCTCCGCAGCGACCAGCGCGCTCTTGTCGCCGGTGGCGCGCGCCACGGCCTCATAGGCCTCGGCGACCTTGGTGAGATCGGCAATGCGCGCCTTGTTGGCCACCGAGATCTGAGCCAGGGCCTCCAGTTCGGTAATCGTGCCGGCCTCGCGCTTGGCGGCGATGCTGGCCTGCGCATTTCCAACTTCGGTGATGATCAGACTAAATTGCTTTTGAAGGTCATTGAGTTGTGCCTGTTGAATGATGAGTTTGCGGTAATCGGCGAGTTTGCTTGCCAGCGTTTCTGCATTGGCTCGCGCCTGCTCGTCCGAGGATTGCCGCTCGAGGTCAATTCGCTTTTGCAGTTCGCGATTGGCTATGTCGAAACCGAACGATGCAGCCGCCACGCTGTCGCCCTGCATCTCGAGCAGCTTGAGCGAGATCTCTTCGAGCTTGTCGCGGAATCCCTGGGCGGCCTTCTGCTCATCGATCCAGAGCTGCACCCCGGAGATCGATGCGTCCCGCTGCGCCTTCGAGCGCTTCGCCACGACGTCGGCGATCTTGGTCTCGGTGTCGACCCGATCCTTCGGGTTCGCCCTTTCGGCGAAGGCCCGGAGGACGGCGATTTCCTCATCGTAGGCGGCGATCTCCTTACCAAGCGCGTCGGCAATGATCTGTTGCCGCTTGTCGAAGTATTCCTTGATCCCGAGCTGGTCGTCCTGGTAATACGCCTGCAGGAAATGCTCGCGCGTTTTGAGAATGTCCCGCTCTTCGCTGATCGCGGCATCGAGCGCCTTGATCCGCTGGTCGAGGAGCTTCCGCGCGGTGTCATCGGTGTCAGTCGAGCCGAGCGATGGCGCCTGTCGTTTGCCGGGAGCTGCCGCCGACGCTGGCCTCGCCGCCACTTGGGTCGCGTCGGTGATCGACTTGATCAGCCGATCCCGCGTCTGGGTCCGTCGCTCCTGCTCGGCATCGGCCGCATCCCAGATCGCCTTGACGGCGGCGAAATCGAGTTTCGCCAACGACACCGCCGCGGCACCGACCGCGCCCAGGCTGTCGGCGAACGCCGCAAGCTCGACTGCGCCATAGATGGCGGCGACGGCGATCGCCTTGATCACGTTGGCGATGTCGCCTGCGGCAGTCTGGGCCGCGGTCGAGTTCTCCCTCATCCTGACGAGCTCATCCGCCAGCGATTGCATCGCAGGCAGAAGCTCGGCGGCGATCGTCTTGGTAAAGGCGCTGTTCAGCAGTTTCAGCTTGACCAGCGTGTCATTGAATTGGTCCGCCTTCGCCGCGGTCTCGTCGGTGACGAGCCCATAGCGCTGGAAATAGGCGATATTCTGGCGCAGCTTGTCTCCGCCCTCGTCGAGCAGGGGGATGATGCCTTGATAGCTCTTGCCGAAGAGCGCGTTGCCCAGAGCCGCCTTGTTGGCGCCGTCCTCGTAGGATGCGAACTGGTCGGCTAGGCGCGCGAAGATTTGATCGGGCGACGAATTCTTGAGCTCGTCGATCGAGATCCCGATGACCTGGAACGCCTTGGCCGCCTCCTGGTTGCCGGCGGTTGCCGCGGCGATCCGCAGATTGAGCTTGCCGAACGCCTTGGCCGCCTCATCCAGATCGCTGCCCGACTGCTTCGCCGCGAAACCGATCCCGCCAAGCGTCTTGACCGCCACGCCGGTTGACTTGGAGAGGTCCTGCAGGTGATCCTCGGCGTCGATGACTCCCTTGATCAGCGCGCCGAACCCGATGAGGGCCGCGGTGCCGCCAAGCGCGGCGAGCCCTGTTCGCACCGACGAAAACGCCGATGACATCCGCTTCGATGCGGACTCGGCGCCGGCCGCGGCGCGCGCCATCTCGGCTTGAAACTGCGCCGTCTTGGCGGTGATCTCGACCGCATATTTGCCGAAGTCAGCCACCGCGGACCTCACCTTCCTGCCGGTCGCGGATGACGACCAATTGCCGAATCAGGAGTTCGGGGTCATCGACACCAAGGATTGCGCACGCCACGGGTAACGCCTCCCACACTAGACCGCCCATCAAATTCCATGCCGCAACCGCGATCTGCGCGCTGGCGGGAGGTAGCTCAGGCTGGATGGGGAGTCCTCGCCTCTCCATCCAGCCGATCAGTTTTTTTCCGCGTCCTTGCGCGCTTCGGCGTGCGCGGCATATGCCTCGATGATTGCCGTCGCCAGCGGCGTCCACAGTTCCGGATGATCGACGACCCACTCGCCCCACAACTCCGAATGAAAATCGATCCTTTCGCCGGTGCCGCCGGGAATGACATCCAGCTCCACCAGATCCCAGCCGACGACGAACCGCCGCACGAAATCCAGCGGCGCGAGGTCGCGCATGGTGATCGCATCCGCATCGGTCGGCCGGCGGATGGTGAATGTCCGCTCGCCGACCTTGACCCCGGACTCCCGCGACCGCAGCAGCTTCTCGATGAGCGCCTTGCTCATGCGATCAGCTCGCGTAGTAGGTCGGCGTGCCAAATGCCGTGATTACCGCCGATGCCGTCACCTTGTCCTGGGCATTGCCCGTCGGCGCGCCGGTGAACCCGACATAGCCGGAGAACAGCATGATCGGGCCGCCGACGCCGAAGGTGAACCGGAACGCCCGCTGCGCTTGGGAGTCGGTGGCCGTCTTCATTGCGGTCTGCGCCGCATCAGCCAGATCCCAGAGGTTGTCGAAGGTATAGTTCAGCGGGTTCGCCAGGCCGGGAATCTGCGTCTTCACGTTGCCGTGGATCGTCGTGGTGTCGATGAAGTCGAAGTCACCGCCGGTTGCCGACATCGAGGTTGCCGAGGTGATCGTCGTGCCGAAGGTGATCAGCGCCGCGGTGCCGGACGAGAACGTATCGAACAGCGTCGAGTCGACGCCTTCGCATTCGAAGGTGTTCGCCGCCTGGTTGGCGACGCGCACGACCTTGTTGTCGAGCTGCGACATGCCCTGGATCGCCAGCAGCACGTAATTGCCGTTGGCGTAACCGTGCGAGGTGCTGGTGACCACGGCCGGGCTGGCCTTGGTGATCGCGGTGATGGTCTTGGTGGCGGCGAGCGCGCTCTGCATGGCCACGCTCACATTTGCCCATTTTCTAACAGCCATGTCAGTGCTCCTTTGTCATTGCGCCACGTCGGGCGCGTTTTCAAACGTGAAGTAGTCGACCGCGTAAACCATCGTCGCGCTGCCGGCCGGTTTCTCGGCAACACCCTGCAAATCGAATTCGGTGGAGACCAGCGCGATCGACTTGGACAATCCCGCCAGCCCGGCCACCGGCTCGGCCAGCGCGATCTCGACTTCCTTGCAGATCCCGTCGAGCGTATCGTCGAGATCCGCGGTGGCCTTTGCGATCGCGACCACTTCCAACTGCACACGACGCTGCAATTCCTTCGGCGCGTGGATCGTGATCGGCTCGGATACTTCCGAGCGGGTGTAGATCAAGAGGCAGGGCAGTTCGGACGTCTGCGCCGGATAGACGCGCGACTGGAACACCCTGGCACCCGTCGTAGCGAGCCCGGTCACCGCGGTGGCGACCGCCTCGCGAATCTGCCGGCGCACATGGTTGGCCATGCATCATTGCTCTTCGAGGCGCAGCAGCATGACGCCAGTGCCGTCCGGCTCGACGCCGCGGACCTTGTAGGTCTTGGCGTTGATCAGGAACGTGTCGCCATGCGCGACCGATAGCAGATCGGCCGCGGCGCATTGGAAGACCGGCGCCGCACCTTCCACCGCATTGCCGAGCGGTTCCTCGTAGGCAGCGTCGAAGATGCCGTTCACCGGCGCCGCGCCGTTGTAGAGCGCGGCGACGGCGAAATCGGCCGTCGAGAAAAATCCCGACAAGTCCTCGACGAAGGACATCAGGCGTACTTCGGATGGGCGTGCAACGTCATCGCCAACAGCACAGGACCCGTGACGACCGTTCCCGTGATCCGCATATGCGAGCGCGGGTTGCTGGCATTGAACGTGGATTTGCGGATCTGGTTCGCCGTGTTGATGACGGCCGGGTTGCCTTCATTCGGCACGATCGCCGCCGCGCCGGTGCCGGCACCATCGGTCGCATCCTCATACGTCACCGTGCAGGTCCCGGTGATCGCGCCGGTCGCAATCGTGAACATGAGGTCGCCCTCATATTGCTTGATGTCGATCCAGCCGGTTGTGGCCGCCGCGGTGTTCGCGGCCGACTGCGTGTTGTAAATCTGTGGAGCCGCAGCGGCTTGTCCTTGACAGTGAAGCATTGGAAACTCCTTTATGCCGCAGCCTTCGCGCGTTCATGTTTCAGTTCCGAAAGGCCGAGCGGCGTCTTCGGGTCGACCTTCTCGGCCCGGTTGGCGCCGGCGGCAGCCAGGTAGAGCTCCTTCGAGATGTCAACCACCTCGCCGGCCGCGATGAGTCGGAATGGACCATCGCTCGCTTGCCCGCGGAATGCGCGGATGGCGCGCGCTCGGATGTAATCGCTCATGGAATGCCTCTCCTGTTCGGTTGGAATTCGGCCGGCGATCAACGCGCCGGCCGTTTGCGTCGACATCATCCCGGTTACGTGATCGCAGTCGCCAGC